TTTGTGTTGAATGCTGCTATAATATATGCAAGACGCGAGTATGGTGGAATTGGTATACACAGCAGACTTAAAATCTGCCGCCTGAGAAGGATTGAGGGATCGTGACCCTCTACTCGCACCAATAATGACAGCACGGAAAGACGGCATCAACATTTTAAATAGGAAATTAAATCATGGATAACAAACCAGTCAAAATCGCAGGTCAAATCTTCTGGGCTAACTGGATGAAGGAATTCAATACCAAGTTCAACGAAGACAACACCAAGTATGAGTGTACAGTCGGTATGCTCTCTGACAAGGCTTGCGAGGCTCTTAAAGGCTTGGGTATCGTGATCAAGAACAAAGACACAATGGGTAACTACATTGTTGGCAAGTCCAAGTTTGTGTTTGAGCCTGTGGACACTGAAGGTAATCCAGTGGACATCAGTAAGATCGGTAATGGTACTAAGATCACTGCTCTGGTTGGCTCCTATCGCCACAAGATGTCAGCTAAGTTCGGCGCTGCTCCGTCCATCGGTAAGATCATCGTGACTGACTTGGTTGTCTATGGTGGTGACGCTGAAGGCGAAGATGACTCAGACATCCTGTAAATAGTTCTTGACAAGACAGCTCCAATAGTGTATAATTAAGGCATCTTTATATTTTATTGGAGTTGTAATGAAACCTGAACGTAAGATTACTAAACGAGACGAAAAAGGACGAGTATTAGAATACACTTTTCTTGTGGACGGTAAAGAAGTACCACAAGGACAGCGGTATTGTAAGGCTTGTTCTACCATCAAAGATATTAGTTTATTCTCTACTAATTGCCATACTTGCAAAGACTGCTCTAACGCTCGCTCTCGCGAGTATTACGCTAAAGTAAAGCATGATGCCGTTTGGATAAAAGATAGGAATGAAAGGGTAAATCGTGATGGGCTTGAAAAGAAACAAAGAGCTGTAGATTATTTAGGAGGTGTTTGTAATGACTGTGGAGGAAAGTTTCCTTTGTCTGTTTATGACTTTCACCATCTTGATCCTACAGAAAAAGAACATAACTTAGGAAATATCTTGCGTCGAAAGAATTTTTCTGAAATTGAGAAAGAACTATCAAAGTGCGTTCTTCTCTGCGCGAACTGCCATCGCATCCGTCACTTTGAAGGAGGTAAAAATGAAGTCAAATGATCCTAAGATTGCGCTAGTGGACGCTGATTTCCTTTAGCTGGTCTACCGTATTGGCTTCAGTACGGAAGATGAGCCAGTGGGCATCGCTAAAGCACGATTAACGGAGTGGTTAGAAGACTTTATCTACGTGAAACTCAAAGCTGATCATTATCTAGCTTGGATCACAGGTAAATCTAACTACCGTTATGACATTGCCAAGACAGTCCCTTATAAAGGCAACCGTAAGGATGTATTGAGGCCTAAGCACTACGATGCGCTACGTGAGCATCTAGTCAAGCGTCACGATGCTATCATTACAGTTGGCGAAGAAGCTGATGATACAGTTGCTATGGACTCTACAATACTCTTGGATGAGTGCTGGATTGTTCATGTGGATAAGGACTTAGATCAGCTTCAGGGATGGCATTACAATCCTGTTCGAGATGAGAGATACTATGTCGATGAGTTCACAGCGTATAAGTCGTTTGCAACGCAACTTCTCACTGGAGATAGGATTGACAATATCCCATGCTTGGCGGGAATTGGCCCTAAGAAGGCAGCTAAAGCTCTCCAAGACGCGAAGACTAAAGAAGAGTTACTCCAAGCGGCGTGGACTAAGTATGAAGAACTGGGACATACGATGGAATACTTTACTGAACAAGGACAGCTACTATGGCTGAGACGTTATGAAGGAGAGATATGGCAACCGCCAAACAAGTTGCAATTAAGTACGGATTCAGGTCAGGACTTGAAGAGCGAGTAGCGGAACAGTTGGATAAATTAGGGATTGAGTACACATACGAGAAGGTTAAGCTGAAATACATTAAACCTGCTTCCTCTCATGTGTACACTCCTGACTTCCAGCTTCCAAACGGGATCATTGTGGAGACTAAAGGGCGCTTCTTAGCGCCTGATCGTCAGAAGCATTTGTTGGTTAAGAAACATAATCCTGAACTCGATATTAGATTTGTCTTTAGCAATTCCAATGCACGTATAAGCAAAGCGTCTAAGACTACGTATGCTATGTGGTGCAGGAAGAACGGCTACAAGTTTGCTGATAAAACTATTCCCGGTGAGTGGCTTAACGAACGTAGAGGAGTGGATCAATGAGAGCTAAAGTAGAAGACCGATACATAGTGTATGACTTTGAACAAAAGGAAGTAGACTTTTTAAAGTTACTAGATGTATGGGATACTTTAAAAGAACGTCTAATGGGACATGAACGGATTACCATTGAAGGTTACGAAAGGATTGACGTTGAGTAAAGTATCATTGGTTTGTTATTCCGTCCCTGCACCGGGACTTGTTGAAAAAGGTATCAAAGATGCTCAAGATCTTCTTGCGTACATGGCTCGTGTCTCTAATCCAGACAACCAGTATGCCACCGAGTCCGGGCCTAAGTTACTGAAGTATCTGATTAAGAACAAACACTGGTCCCCTCTGGAGATGGTACACTTGTCCTTGGAGATTGAGACTACTCGTGATATTGCTCGTCAGATCTTGCGACACCGTAGCTTCAGCTTCCAAGAGTTCTCTCAGCGATATGCTGCTGTACAAGGCTTTGAACTGTCTGAGGTGCGCTTGCAAGATGTTCGTAATCGACAGAACAGCATTGAGGTAGGAGACTCTGATATGCACCACTGGTGGTTTCAAGCTCAAAAGCGTGTGCGTGATGATGCTGAGTTAATGTACAACATGGCATTGGCTAAAGGAGTGGCTAAGGAGCAAGCTCGTAAGCTGTTGCCTGAAGGCTTGACAATGAGTCGTATGTACATGGCGGGTAATCTGCGCAGTTGGCTTCACTATGTGGATATTCGCTGTGACAAGGCTACGCAGAAGGAACATCGTGAGGTAGCGGAGCAGGTTAAGCTGATCGTTTGTGAGCAGTTCCCTGCTGTTAAAGAATTGTTTTATGCACAGGAGTTGAATAATGCGTATTGAACAGGTTGAAGACTTGCTGGATGAGTTTGACTTTGATAAGGTCAAGAAGGTTATGGACTTTCTTGAGTGGACGTATCACGATAGCGTTGACAAAGAAGTGTCTATCGGAGAGCTTCGTCGCATGGCTCGATACTTATTGGAGATTGCCTACACTGCTGATCCGAGTCCTGAGTTCATGACAGGCTCTGGTGGCTTTGAAGTGACTCGATATATGCACCCCGGAGATACTACAAAGTATCTTACTTTATCCTTTGTTGTCGCTAACTGGAGTAACCCTGTATGTTGATTGAAGAATACCAAGAGCTGGCTTTTAAGACTGCGCTAGAGACTGCTAAGAACCCTGCTTACATGGTATCTAACCTTACCTCTGAAGCTGGCGAAGTGGCAGGTAAGTATGCCAAGTGGATTCGAGATGGTGTCTTGGACGAAGCAGGTATGCAAAAGGAAATTGGTGATGTGTTCTGGCAGATCGCTGGCCTGTCTACAGTGATGGGCTGGAGCTTGGCTGACATTGCAAGTCAGAACTTGAAGAAGCTTGCACAGCGACAAGTGAACAATACTTTGAAAGGATCTGGCGATGAACGATAAAGAAGAGATTATGCAAGTGTTTGGGTTCTCTTACGTTGATTGTAATGGCAAGACGTATACGAAAATCATTGAGACACCCGGAGTTACGTGGCATGAGTGCATGGACGGCTATGTAAAGTTCTTAGAGTCAGTGTTTGGCTATGACATTAAGAATCAAGTACGATTGGAAGAGCCTAAGTGGTTGAGTACGCTGTATGATAATCACCATGACTATCTTGACCCTTGGACGGGTGAATACTTCACTAAGGATGAAGACTGATGAGGATTTTAGTCATCCCTGACGCTCAGGTCAAAGAAGGAGTTCCTTTGGAGCATCTTGAGTGGGCGGGGAAGGCTATCTGTGAGTATCGACCAGATGTTGTAGTCAACATTGGTGACTTTGCCGATATGCCTTCACTGTCGACACACGATGTTAAAGGTTCTAAGTACTTTGAAGGTCTTCGCTATAAGAAAGATGTAGAGGTTGTTAAGGAGGCTATGAAGAAGCTTCTACAGCCTTTGCGTGACCTTCAGAGTAAGCAGAAGAAGAACAAAGAGAAGGTTTACAAGCCTCGTATGGTGCTGACTCTGGGGAACCATGAGAATCGTATTGACCGAGCTGTGAACAATAACCCTACACTTGAAGGATTGATCAGTGTTAAAGATCTCGCTTATGACAAGGATTGGGAAGTCCATAGCTTTCTCCATCCTGTCTTTATCAATGGTGTTGGCTTTAATCACTATTGGCCTGTCGGTGCTATGGGGCGTCCGGCAGGAACCGCTAGTGCTCTTGTCAATAAGCTTCATATGTCTGTCGTGGCTGGTCATCAGCAAGGAAAACAGATTGCCTATGGTAAACGTGCTGATGGGAAACCTATTTGCGGTATCATCGCTGGTAGTTACTATCTACATGATGAGTCTTACATGGACAAACTATCAAACCGTCACTGGCGTGGCTTGGTTGTCTTGAATGATGTGAAAGATGGTAGCTTTGATGAAATGCTGTTGTCTATAGAATACTTGGAGCGTAAATATGGTAAGCAAATGTGATCAGTGCTTTTATGCACTAATGGATAAAGAGTCAGAAGCTCCTTGTGTTACCTGTCGAGGCTACTCTAACTTTGTTAAGGGGACAATGTATGCAACAGATCATTCTTCCAAGTCTCTTAAAGAAGCTATTGATGATTGGTTTAAGAACGTGAATGGTGTAACTTCAGAAGACTTCTGGTACGATACAGTGGAGAAACCTAAACACTATATGCTGTTTGAGGAAGAAGGTATTGAGGTTCGGGATGTCATTGAAAAGCTGGTAGCTAAGTTAGATAAGAAAACAGGTAAAGGGGAATTTGTTTACAACCCTCTGTTTGCTCCTGACTATGTTCAACTTATGCAGTACTTGATGCGATTCATGGACAAGAACGGTGTTGAGGACTTGAAGAAAGCTCGCTGGTATCTTGATAAAATGATTGAAGTTTGCGATGAACATCACGTTTGAAGAGCTTAAAGAGAAGCTTCAACGTGTCGATGAGGTCACACTGCTGGAACTATTAGAGATCCGCAGTGATGACATCGTAGAGCGCTTTGAAGACTACATTGAAGAACAACAGGATAAACTTATGCGGGAGATTGAATGAGAAACCTTCTAACGAAGAAGACTACGTACACCTTCGACTATCCAGAGGCTTTGGCCTTTGCAGATAAACAGAATGGTGTGTTCTGGACATTTGACGAGATTGATTTGGAAAAAGATGTACACAGCATTCTTACCGACTTTACTCCTGCTGAACGTCATGGTGTTACTACTTCACTCAAGCTCTTTACCAAGTACGAACGTATTGTGGGTGATGAGTATTGGTCTGGTACTGTTAAACCTAACTTTCAACATCCTGATATTGGCCTGATGGCAGATGCCTTCTGCTACTTTGAAAGTAATGTCCATGCACGATTTTATAACCGGATTAATGAACTATTGGGGCTGGCTACTGAAGAGTTCCATCAATCTTGGCAGTATGATCCTGTATTGGCTA